ATTCTTATCTAAAACCTTCCCTAAAATTTTAGAGGAAGAAGTAAATCGTAGAGTGAAAAAAGCACTCAACGAGGCGAAGGGAGGTGTATCTTCCTCGCCAGTTGTAGAACAAGAAATTGACCCGTTTGCTCAAGCAGAGGCTGTACTACAACAAGAACGAGTACAACAAGTTCAAGAACAAAGACAGTTCACAAGTAATCCCGTCTTAAATCAAGTTCTTAATCAAACACAACCATTCAGTGCAGAACAGAGAAAAGGTACACAAGGAAATAAATCAGTATTAGATTCATTCCAAACTCAACAACCACAAGTTCAAGAAAGTTATGATAAAACAGTATCTTTCAATAACCAAGGTGCACAGATGGGATTAGAAGGAATGAGAAGTCAAATGGCAGCTCAAATGGGATATGGAGATATGCCAGGAGTTGGTGGTGCAAAGAAAACAGGACTTGGAGTCCAAACGGGTTTACCGGGCTTAGATAGAATATTAAATAGAGATAACTCTGAATTAGTTAAAAAATTTAAAAGGTAATGGTTGAGGGATTAATTGTAATAGTAATGGGAGTTATAGTTGTTATTACAATTATTCAACATTATATAAAAGGAGAGTAGATAGTGGCATATATCATTGGTAAAAAAGTTATTAAAGATACCGAAGAAGAATTTGATTCTTACGCGTATGGAATAACTTTACCTGTTAAAAGAGGAAATACTGGTTTCTTTGAACAGGCGTTTACCTCGTTTGAGCAAGCTAAATCTAATCTTAAAAATTTGTTATTAACTAAGAAAGGTGAAAGAATAATGCAGCCAGAATTTGGTTCTGGTTTACATTCTTTATTGTTCGAACAATTGGATAATAATTTAGAACAAAAATTAGAAGAAACTATTGTAGAATCTGTAAATTTTTGGTTACCCTATATTACTATTGATGAAATCGATGTTGAAATGACAGATGAGATGAAAGATAGACATGAGGCTAAAATGAAAATTGGTTTTAGAGTTGGTAATCAAATTGAAACTCAAGAGGTAACATTTACAATACAGGAGTAAAATAAATGGCGTTAAACACAACAAATAAAAAAAACAATGGTAGAAAGATAAACTACCTAAACAAAGATTTTTCTCAGTTCAGACAAAATCTAATTCAGTACGCCAAAACTTATTTTCCACAAACCTATTCGGATTTTAACGAGTCATCGCCTGGTATGATGTTTATGGAAATGGCAGCTTACTTAGGAGATGTTCTTGGATATTATATTGATGATACTTTAAAAGAATCACTAATAACAACCGCAGAAGACCCCAATAATGTTTTAAACCTTTCAACTTTTTTAGGATATAAACCAAAGGTAACTTCACCTGCAATAACAAAGATATCAGTTTATCAATTAGTACCATCAAAATACAGAAGAAATTCTAGTAGTGGTGTTGATTATGAACCAGATTCAGATTACTATTTAAGAATCAAAGAAGGTATGTTAATTGAATCTAATAAAGGTGTAACTTTTAGAACAACTGAATTATTAGATTTTAACGATTCAACTGATAGAGAAACATCTATTTATGAAAGAGATACAAATGGTAAACCAACCTTATATTTGATAAAAAAATCTGTTACTGCTATTTCAGCAACAGTAAAGACAGTTACACAAGATTTTGGAACATCACCAAGACAATTTTCACAAATTAGAATTGCAGATACAAATGTAATAGATATTATTGATATACGAGATGAGTCTGGAAATAAATGGTATGAAGTTCCTTATCTTGCTCAAGAAATGGTTTATGTAGATTATCCTAATACTGAAAAGAATGATAAAGATTTAGCACAATTCAAAGATTCCGTACCAAATATTTTAAAACTAATTAAAACTTCTAGAAGATTTGTTAAATCAATAAATGAAAACCAAGAAACTATTATAACATTTGGTGGTGGTAATTCAACATCTTCAGATGAACAACTTATACCAAATTTAAAAAATGTTGGCTTAGGATTACAATCTTCTATCAATCGTTTAGGAGAATCATTTGACCCCGCGAACTTTTTAAAAACCAAAACGTATGGACAGGCACCAACGGGTACTTTTACTGTTGAATATTTAGTTGGTGGTGGTGTAAGTTCTAATATTGAAAAAAATACTTTAACACAAATTCAAGCAATTGCATTCGATGATGACACTAGTTCTTTTACTCCTGCTGAATTGAGATTATATAACTTTTGTAGAGACTCTGTTGCAGTTGATAATGAAGAACCAGCAACAGGTGGTAGAGGTGCAGAGACGATTAGCGAAATAAGACAAAATGCACTTGCAAACTTTAGTTCTCAAAATAGAGCAGTAACTCGTAAAGATTATCAAGTTCGTGCATTATCAGTTCCAACAAAATATGGTGGTGTTGCCAAGGCATACTGTTCACAAGATGGAGAACTTGATAATAATTCGCCGAGTTCAATTTTATCTGACCCGAATACCTTACAACAATTTACTGATTTAGTTTCTTCTTTAAAAGATAGAAACCTTAGTGAAATGGAAATTAGAAAAGAAGTAGAAACTTTTTTAAGTGGTAAACAAACCAATTCTAAAGAGAAGAATAATCCATTTGCAATTAATCTTTACTTACTTGGGTATGATTCAAACAAAAAATTAAAAGGACTAAATCGTGCTATTAAGGAAAATGTAAAAACATATTTAAATGAATTTAGAATGTTGACAGATGGTGTTAATATTCTAGATGGATTTGTTATTAATATTGGTGTTGATTTTGAAATTAGAGTTTATAATGGATACAATAGTAGAGAAGTTTTAGTAAAATGTATTAAAGAAATACAAAACTACTTTAATATTGATAATTGGACATTTAATATGCCAATAAACATTTCGGAGTTGGAACTTTTAATTGCAGGAGTAGAAGGTGTTCAATCAGTACCTAATTGTGAAATTGTAAACAAATGTCAAGGTAGTTATTCAAATGTATCTTATAATATTTCCGATGCTACTAAAAATAAAATGGTTTACCCATCTTTAGACCCATCGGTGTTTGAAGTGAAGTATCCAAATAAAGACATAAAAGGGAGGGTTGTTTAATGTATTACTTTTTAACAGCATCCAAGGATGCATCAATCTACTTACAACAACCAACTCAAAATACTGGGTTAGATGAGATATTAGAAGTTTCTAAAACTTATTATGGAAACTTAAAAGATGTTGCACACTCTTTAATTAAATTTGAAACAACACCGCTTTCACAATCAATAGTAAGTGGTGATATAACAATGAGTTCTGCAGAACTAATTCTTAGAGAATGTGAATCCAGCGAGATTCCATTGGATTATACAATTTATGCATACCAAGTTTCTCAATCATGGGATATGGGAATTGGTACTCGTTTTGATGAAATTTCAACAGATGGTGTATCTTGGAACAAAAGAACAACTGATAATTGGTTATTAGGAGGATATACAACAGGTACTACTGGTTCATTTAATGGTAAAGGTGGAACTTGGTACACTGGTTCCGCTGCATCACAGTCATTCTCATATGAAACATCTGATATACAAATGGATGTACTAGAACCAATAAACTCTTGGTTAAGTGGTTCAATTCCAAACGAAGGTTGGATTATAAAACACTCATCTGCAGTAGAAAATAATACAACAGATTATGGTCAATTAAAATTCTTCTCAAAAGAAACAAATACCATATACCAGCCTAAAGTAAGAATTGGTTGGGATGATTCTTCTTTTGTAACCGGTTCTTTAACAGAACTTACCGCTGATGATATTCATGTAACATTCAAAAGATTAAAGACCAGATACAAGCGTGGAAGTAAACCTGAAATCAGAGTTTTCGGTAGAGAGAAATATCCTCTCAAAACATATACCAACACATACTCTTATACAGATGTAAAATATTTACCATCTTCTACTTATTATCAAGTAAAAGATGTAATTACAGAAGAGATAATCGTTCCATTTTCGGATTACACAAAAGTTTCATGTGATTCAAGTGGAAATTACTTTAAACTCAATTTAAGTAATTGGGAATATAATAGAGATTATTACTTTGAAATTAAAGTTGATAGAGATGGTGTAATTGAATACTTTGAAGATAAGGATTTAACTTTTACAGTAGAAAAATAAAATGGCAATAGATAATCAGTTTAGAATTAACGAACTTATGGTTAGTGGTTCTCGAGCTATCATCTCAAAAGATGAAACTTCGGGTACTCATACTTTCGTGCAAGGTTCTAAACAAGTTGTCAATGACCCATATCCACATTTAAAAGGTGAACGAGATGGTGAAATCGTAGGTAGAGTTGAAAAACCAAAGTACGATGAAGAACAACTTAAAAAGGCAATTGATGTAGAAGTAGACGAATTAATTGCACCACCACCAAAACCTAAACCAGATGTTGTACCTCGTAAACTTTATGAAGATTTACGAAGACAATATAGAGAACAAGTTTCTTTAAACAATCAACTTAGAAATACAATATCAGAATTAGAATCTCAAATACTTGCATTATTGGCAGAAATAGAATCTCTTAAAATCCAGGTTGATGTTGCAAAACAACAACAAGCAGCTGCAGAAAATGAAGCTCAAATAACAAACGAGAAATATCAAGGATTATTACAAGATTTCTCTAGTGCCGTTATTAAAGGTACTCGTGAAGGTATAGAGAGAGTTTCCCTAACTGCACAAGTAGAAGGGTTGCAGGCACAAAAAGAATCACTTAGACAACTCCTATCAACCACACAAAGACAACTAGAAACACAAAAAAGAGCTTTCGAAGTACAATCTGAAGCTCAACAAAGAGCATTTGATATTCAAGCTGAAGCTCTTAGAAACGCAGCAGAACAACAAGAACAGGCGTTTGAGATACAATCTGAAGCTCAACGAGCTGCTGCAGAACTTACTCAACAATTATTACAACAACAAATTGAAGCTGCACAACAACAGGCAGAAGAAACTCAAGAACAACTTGATAATGAAAATGCAGAACAAGCTGCTCAAGATATTGCTACCGGTAAACCAGGAACATATGATATTGGTCCTAGAGCTGCGTTCAAAATACCTCAATCAGAAATTAAAAGAGATGATAGAGTTTTATTTATTAAAACAAGTAGAGATAAGAGGGTTGACCTTATTCAAGGTACTGCAATTAATGTTTACAACTTTGATGATACATCTGAGCAAACCTTTAATTTCAAACTTGATGGTGAGGCTAGTAAATGGTTACGCGTTCCATCATCAATTACAATCCCACCACGAGTTGAAGACGTAGCAGGTAAAGGATATGTAGAATTACAATGGAGAAATAAAACTGATGATACAAAAGGTAAGAGAAACACTACATTTGAAGGTGCGGTTACAATCACAACTTCTCTTGGTGAATCTTTTGTAGTAAAAGCATCATATGAAAGACAAGTAGATAGAAAAGATACATGGGGTACTCGTGGTGGTACACGAACTGTTGTAGGTCAGGAGAGATTATAATAAATGGCAATAACTAATTACAAAAAAGTAGAAGATACTAAAGGATACTTTCTTAGTGACAAAGATAGAAAAATCTTTGAAAGGGAAGCATCTAAGGGTTTCTTTGGTAGTAGCCCTGGTGATGTTATTGAATTTATAGTTTATGATTCAAATGATAATCCTCTACCACAAGAATCTGCAGAAGGTAAAACTGTTCGATATATCTCGTATAACGATAAAAATTATAAAGACTATTTTGGCAAGGCACAGATATCTCGTTCAAATTATTCAATAAACCAATCTGAAGAATTTTTCATTGATACTGAAAAATTATTAAAAGAAGCTGGATACACTCAAGGTGTATTTAAAACATCTATAACTTTACTAAATAGAAGAATAGGTTCTGAGGTTAAACAAAATGATAATGTTTGGATACAAGAAATATCTCCATCACGAACTGAAATTAGAATTCTACCAACAATCGATATAAATGGAAAACCTAACTCTGATTTAGATTCAAGATATCAAACATTTGTAGATGATAAAATTTTTACAAGTGATGTATATCCATTTTTAGATGAGTTTGTAGAACAATTTGATGTACAAAAAGTAATCGAATCGATGTACACCTTAAAAGGTAGAACTTCTACTGGTGTTAATTATGTAAAACTTATTGAGGCAGAATTTAAAATTGCAAACTTCGAAACTCTAGTTCAGAGAATTAGAGAAAAGTATTTACAAGCAATTAAATATTTTAAACTAAATCACATTTATGATATAAATTCACCTCGATTTGGTCAACCAAGTAATACAACAAAGGATATTAGTTATTCAACTCGTCAAATAATGAATACAGCATTAGGAATTATTACTCAATGTATTGAGTATTATTTACCTAAAAGAAACATTAATGAACAAGATGCTTATACTGAAGAAGAACAGCAAACTCTTGATGAATTACAAGAGTTGAGAGAAACTATACGAGATGGGGGTGTAATTAAAACACAAGTTCCACCAACCTCTCAAGAACCTATTGTTGGTTGTATGGACCCAAATGCATTAAATTATAATCCTAATGCAACAGTAGATGATAGAAGATTATGTATTTATGAACCTGCTAAGACTAAATACGATGAGGTAGGTAGACCTGATATTCAATTTCATTCTCCACCACCACCTCCACCACCTCGACCACCTCAAACTCCAAAGTTGCCGGTAATTAGTTTATCTGATAGACAAAAAGAAGTGGATGAGGTGCCAAAACCAATACCAGTTCCTAAACCAAAACCAAAACCTCTACCTATAATTTCATTATCAGATAGAAAAATTGAAGATAGGGTACCTGATTATCAAGAGAGAATTGATAAAGCAAACTT